TGTTTTAATGTCTATCTCTTCTCCAAAAATAGTTTTACCCATTAATGCTTGGTTTGGTTTTCCGTTGTCGTATTGATAATCTTTTGGAAGATTTATCTTTCCATTGCCCATGCTAGCTAGTCCAGTTTGAAGAATGTCTTGTATGTCTCTCACTCCGTTTTGTAATTGCCTTGATTTTTGCGGTTCATCATTATTTTCTAATTTACGCCTTTCATCTCTAGCCAATCTGTTTAATATGGTTAAATTTTCTGGACTTTTGGTTCTTAAGTTAGTTGAGCCACTCGTAAAAGCTGCCATTTCGTAAAATTGCTTTTGAGTCCAGCGATCAAATGGATGATCGTGGCATTGGGCGCATTCTAAGCTCGTACCTAAAAATACTCTAACTGTATTTGCCATACTGTCTAATGGCATATTTACATCACGAGCAAAATAACTAACTCCCTCATTACCTTTAATCCATAGTGGGCCAGAAGAAGAAAGCATCTCTCTTACCCATTCATCATAAGGTTTGTTATTGGAGATGAAGTCTTTTACATAATTTTTATATGGAACGCCAGATATTCTATTGTTTAATCTATCTTTAATTCTTAATATATCTGCCCAAAAGTTAAACCAATGGCTTACATATCCTTCGCTACCTAATAATTGATCAATTAGCTGCGATCTTTTATTTTTATCTTTACTATTTAAAAAAGAATCTACTTCTGTTAAAGATGGAGTCCTGCCAATAACCTTTAAGTATGATCTGCGTAAAAATGTAGCGTCGTCAACTTCTTTATTTGGTCGAAGATTATATCCTCTAAGTTTTGTTTCAATCAAGCTATCAATATAATTAGCATGAGTTTTTAAATCTTTATCTGATAAGGGTTTTTTGAATTTGGGTAGAGCTTCATGGCTTGGGGGGAAATTATTTTTAATATATGCTTGATTATCTTCTGTGAGAGAATCTATTGCTATTCTAAATAACTGTAAATCACTAGATCTTTTTATTAAAGCGTGAGTCGCATTTGCCTCAAGAATATCTCCTTTTAGATCTTTTCCGTTGTTAAAATAAAGCGTATCGCCGAAGCAATAGATTGATGATAAGAATAATAAAATTAGTTTTTTCATTGTAGGATTATAATATTTACAAACTATAATTACACAAAAAAGCCACCCATTTCTGGGTGGCCGTATGGAACATTTATTAGATTTCTTAAAAAGAAAAGTTAAATGCTGCAGACAATAAATCTTCTCCATCCATAGATTCGGAGTCTACTCTCGCATATCCTATAGAGCCTTCAATAGAATCGGTTAGATTTTTTGAAAGAGTCGCGCCAACTTGATAGTAATCATTATTTTCAAGTCCATACCTATCTGAATTACCGACTGATCCGCCAATAGTTAAGTTTGCGAATTGCAAATCAAAACCGTGTGACATTCCTCCTTCGAAGACGTAGTTATTATCACTGGTATCTCTTTGAATTAATAGATAAGGAGATAATACAGTATTCAAGCTCAATCTCACAACTGCATCGAGTTGACTTTGACCACTCACAATCTCTTCATGCTCAAGGCCAACATAAGCTTTGAGTAAATCTGCAAATTCAGAAGAAGCTCCTACAGAAAAAACATAAACACTTTGTCCGTCAGAGAGTTCATCAAAAGAAGATGCCGAACCTTCAAGGGTTAGGCTTTCAATTTCTTGACTGTAACCGACTGAAGCAGAAAGACTTTCTTCTGTGAGTAAAGAGCCTTTATTGAATGTGTCGCTTCCATATCCAAGGGATACGGAGCCGGATCCAGCGTAAGCTGCGTTAATAAAAAGCGCCGTAATGGCGGTAACAGTAATTAATAATTTTTTCATAATTAAAGTAGGATTATATATTATATATCAATAATGTCAATCAATTTTTATTTTATTTATAGATTTTCCTTTTCTGCGAGGTATTTTGATTTCTAATATACCATTATTCATAGATGCAGATATTTTATCAGGATCTAATTCTGATGTAAGCTTAAATGTATTCTTAAATCCATCTTTAAAGATTTGTTGCTGAACATATTCTCCTTCGATAGATTCTTCTTTTGGGGTTTTATAAGAGACAGAGAGCTTTCCGTTGTCGCATTCGATGTTGATGTCTTCCTTGGGTATTCCTGGAGTTAGTAGTTCTATTACAGTTTCTTTTTCTCTCGCAATAACATTAGCTTGAACTGGATAATCATCTAAATCATTAAAATAATCTGTTTCTTCAGGTAATGAGAAGTTAAGGAATAAATCATTTAATAGATTGTTCATTGTTGTTTTTGTTTTATTTGAATCTGGTCTATAGTTTTTTTTGAAGTAATATGACATAATATATTTTATAAGGGTTAATATTGATTTTTCTATATTTGCATTCTATGTGCCAATTACTTTTTAAATAAAAACGGAGCCCATTCGGGGCGCTCTTTTTGCAAGGGATGAAAGAAAGGGTATGGGTTTGAAGGCTTTAATTGCTCTCCTTTATAGTTTTTATAAGGATATATTGTGGCTTTTTTAGAGTTGCATGGTTGACAGGTTAATGTGACATTATGACTCTCTTTTGTGCCACCTTTGCTTTTTGGATAAATATGTTCAATGGTGGTATCTTTTATTTCGAACTTATCTCCACAAATTTGACACCTTCCTCTATATCTTTTATATAAATATCTTAAATTCGGCTTTCCTTTTGTTTGATACACCCATTTAGCAGTAGTTAATAATATTGTTGGTACTGGATATAACTTGTTTGACGCGGCAATAAATGGTTGCTCTTTATAATAAGTTGAACGCTCTTCATCTATCCACTCTTCCCAATATAAAGGCTCTCCTGATTGAGATAATACTTTAACAGAAGGTTCGTTATTAGAGGTCGATCCGCAAGATATTAATTTTCTTATTCCTTCTTTAGCTGTAGTTATGTTGATTGGAGTCCAAAAATGAGATAATATTAAAACTACTCTATCTTTGCTATTAATTAAATTCAAGATTAATAAACTACCTGAAAGCTGATTCTGTTGCTGTTGGTCATGCCGTTGGCTGCGGTTCTTATCTCGATGTGGAAATCAGTTGTGGTGACTGGGTAAGTGTAATGTTCCACTCCGAAATATGCTCCACCGTAACCACTTGGATTGCTCGAGCCACTGACGCTGTAATCGGCATGAGGCATGGGGTTGATGAATGTCACTTTGTAAATGCCGGTTGAGACTCGAACGATGCTTGCCACATTACCTCCGGTGTGTCCAGTGATGGTGTTGCTGCCTTGTGTGCCATCGAATGTACCCCAGGCTTTGATACCGTATTGTGGTGCGGCCAAGCCAATCGGGCGATCCTGATGCTGAGCCATGATGCAAAATTCTGCTGCTACAGTAGTAGAATCATTATTTCTCATGGTCACAACATTCATGGAGTCTTTTGTTAAATTGTTGTAATTGACCAATACATAAGACACACCGTCCGCAATATCAGCCGAGACATTGATCATTGGTGTAGATGTGAAATGCCCGGGTTTGAATTGGATGGCATACGATCCGGCGGATACACCGACAGTGGTTACACTTTGAATCCAGTCGTAGTTACTGCTGAGCACGGTGCCATCTGCACCTATTCTGGCACTAACAACATTTGACTCGTTGTATCCACCGTTGTAGATGGCATGACCATTCTCGATGAACCAACGTAAATTATTGTTGGCCATATCGGATGAAGCACCATCATTGGAGGGTGTGACGTTTGAACCATCTGCATCAGCTAGGAAATGTAAAGAATAGTCACCACTTCCAAAATATTCAATCCGATAAATGATCTCCCAAACGGTACCACCTGCTGTGGTGTTTGGTTTGATCCAGTGCAATCTGAACACACCAGCGTAACCTGGTCCAGTACTGTCGCAGAATATTGCATCCGGAAGCTCCGTGTAAAATCCACCGTTTGGACTGCCGCTCACAAGTGTTTTTAAATGATTCAAGCTACCTACGCCGCTGGTGCCACTCTTCTGACCATGATAAACAGCATGTCCATTGTCAATTATTTGCTGCAATACATTCACACTGTCAATGAAACTCCAACCGTTCCCATGTTGAACACCACCAGTTCCGGTTAGATCATTATTAAAAGTTGTATAATAGGGGTTTGAATTCTGTGTCCAACTAATGTATTGTATCTGAGAAGTCGTAACTGCATATAATGTCGCAAAAGCTGGACCGCCACCATGGTAAATAACAATTGAATCGGGTAATTTACCTGCGAAATTGCTGGTAGATTGGACTAGGCTGTTGCCTCCTGCCCCTCCGTCAGGTGGTGCGGTTTTGATTTGTTCTATGGCATCGCCTGCAGAGTTGACTCGAAAGTAACTACCAGCGTCCAATGTGGCGGGTGTATCTGTCAAATCCACGAACTCGTTGCTTTGAGCGCCAGGTCTCCACTTGCTGTTCGTGTCATCATACACTAATACCTGGCCATCACTGGGTGGCGTGGTTGTTACATCAACATCAGTCAACTGTTCAACAGATGAAGCTCCTCCACCACCAGAATCAACAGATCGACCACCGTGATACACCACGTTGCCGTTGTCGATCAATTGCTTCAAGGTGGTTTCACCATTCGGAGTGGTATATTGACTAGCAGAGGGTCCTTGGGTCACCAGTCCAGATCCAGTGGCATCATTGTTGCATCGAACATAATAGCTTGAACTACCTGACGAGTCAGTCCAGTGTGTAAAATATATATAATTTGGTTCTAAATAATTGAATTGATAATTAAACACACCGCCAACTGATGCTCTTTTTATGATGATCCCATCTGGTATCATACCTTCAAAATTGCTCGTGTTTTGTATCTCCGGATGTGTGCCTGCGCTGCCGGTGTTGTCGGTGTGCCCATGATACAGAGCTCGGCCGTTTTCAACATACCATCGGAGATTTCCTAATGCGGTGAAGAAGATGGTCAACGTAGTGTTTGGAGTGCCATCTGCATCATTTGAAAAATAAATGCGACGGTCCTGTGTTGATCCATCTCCAAGATCTTCAAACCGATAACAGACATAATCTGTCTCAATGTGCGCGATATTCAGGATAAACTGCGCACCATTATGTTCATGAACAATCGCATCTGGTAAGTCAGTGTAAAAATCACTAGCGTTTTTGATTACGCTCAGGCTTCCGGCTCCGCTGGTGCCGCTTTTTTGGCCGTGGAATACCGCCTGTTTGTTGTCGATATATTCTTGAATGCTAGTGTACTGAGGAGACCCACCGATTGATTCGGTTTCAATACCTATACCCTTCGCACCAAACTTAATGAACCCGTTTCCGTTTTTATATACATAATATATACCCGTGTCGTTGATGTAATATAGATCAAGCACCCTTACTATACTGGAATTGAGACGATCTATCAGCTGGTCAGGCAATTTTCCATCGAACTGGCCGTACGATTGTATTAGACTGTTGTCACCTAAACCTCCATCGGGTGGTGCGGTCTTTATCTGTTCTATGGCGTCTCCCGTGGTGTTGACTCGTAGATAGCTACCGGCATCCAGAGTGGCAGGTGTGTCTGTCAAGTCTACAAACTCGTTGCTTTGAGTACCAGGTTTCCACTTGTCGTCTGTGTCATCATACACCAACACTTGACCTGCACTGGGTGCGTTTGTTGTTGTGTCCACATCGCTAAGATCGTCAATGTGATCAACCAGCTGATCCAGATTGCTACCGGTTCGACCGTAAAACAAAGCGCGACCCGCGGCGATGTAACCTTGTATGTCATCATGCTCTTTGGTGACGTTCACCGCATGCGATCCACCAGTCCATACACCGGTGGTGTTGTTAAATGCGAACAAATAGTTGCCTGAGTGGCTATTTGATTGGTAATCGAATCGATCCGCACGAGCTTGTGTAAATTTAAATAATCGCAAATTACCGTTATGATCTTTGCCAAGTATGGCGTCAGGTATGTCAATCTGACTGGCCAGAGGCACCATTGATTTGACGTCTTCAAGCTGACCGATTCTGCTGGTCACAGCATCATGGCCATGATACAAAGCTCGCCCGTTCTCGATGTGCCACCGTAAACTGTTTGCGCTGTCTGCGTGAGTGAAGTACGATTTTTGTTGTTGTGTGCCGTCCGCGTCGTGGTTGTATCTTATCATCCGCAAATCGCTACTGGCATCTCCGTAGTCTTCATTTAAGTACTCTATATAACTAGATGTGACTCTTTTGAGACTCAGTAAATATGGGTCATTACTAGAATCATGCGGGATGACAATTTGATCAGGTAGTTCTGTATAGAAATCGGTTACAGCGTTTTTGATTACGCTCAGGCTTCCGGCTCCGCTGGTGCCACTCTTTTGTCCATGGAATATGGCACGTCCATTGTCAATATACCAACGCAAGGATCCTGCAGATGTGAAAGATATATCGCTATCCACAGTGCCAGATGCATCATTGTTGAAAATTATTCTATAATCATAAGTCGATGCGTCGCCAAAATCTTCGTATCGATATCCTATCTTCGTTCCGATAAAATGCAATGTTAATACGTACTCTGCTCCGCCCTGGTCATGTATAATCGCGTCTGGTAATTTACCATCAAAATTGCTGGCAGCTTGCATGTGACTGTTGTCACCAACCCCTCCATTAGGTGGCGCTGTTTTGATTTGTTCTATAGCGTCACCTGAAGAGTTGACTCGTAAGTAACCGCCGGCTTCAAAAGCATTAGGAGTATCAGTGAGGCTAATAAAGTTGGTTGAAATAGAGATATCTGAAAACTCTAAAGCGTTACCTTCTGCATTTACTTTTAAATATTTTTCAGCTTGAAAGGCTCCAGGAGTATCAGTTAAACTAATGAAATCTGATGTTAATGCGGATGCTTGATTATCTACATTTCCTTGGTTGTCTATTTTATTTGTAGCTAATTTACCATCTTGAGATACAGATAATAGTATTCCTTCTTCGGAGTCTTCGGCAACTATTTTGACAGAATTAGCATTGACAGTTCTTGTCATGCTATTTATTTTTCAGGTTTTTCGTGAGTATACCCCATTTTTTTCATTTTGAGGTGATCTTCTAAAGTTTTTGCTTTATAGCCTTTTCCTGTTTTTGGGTCATACATAATATGTGGTTCAAAATCTTCTTTGGCATAATCTTTTTTCATTTTTTTAGATTGTGCTTTTTTAATTGCTTCTTTTGAAGGATAGTCTTTATCTCCTGGTTTTGCGGCTTTATAGTTTTTACCCATTCTTTTTTTCTTTTTTTGAATGTTTTCCCAAAGACCTGCGTCAGAAGTTCCTCCTTGTTTTTTAAGGATTGCATCTTGTAGAGGCTTAGGTAATTTTTTTTGCTTTTCAGTTAAACCAGCTTCTCCTTTTTCATATAAAGAGCTTTTCATTTTATCGTATTGCATAGCGCATGTAGCATATGTTTTATCTTTATCCATTCCAGCTGTATTCACTAAATCTTTATCATAACTTGCGCAATGATCCATAAATGGTTTTTTCATGTAATCTTCAGTAGCTTCAGAAGATTCTTCAGGCTCTTCCAAGTTTTCTTCTTCTCCTTTGGTTAATTTAGTAACACTTTTTTTACTCCACATTTTACAACTCCAATAACGAGCTTTTGTTTTTGGGCCAGGATTAGAACAATTATGACGAGCTCTAAAATTTTTGCGACGACCAGGGTCATCACGTTTTATTTCCATATTTGGGTCACCGAAATTTACTTTAACGACATTACCTTTTTCATTTTTAACATAAACAGAAAACTTTTTTGGCCCTTTTGGCGTTCTAAAAGGTTTGTTTAGTTTTTTTCCTTTATTAGCTTCTGCTGCCCAACTTTCCTCGCTAACATATTCTTCGAAACCTAATTCATCAACATCAATAAAAATTGTACTCCACATTTCATCTGTAAACTCTGGGTCTTCTTGTAGCTGATGATTATAAATATCTAACTTTGCTTGAATAAAATCTTCTTCTGTAAAAAAGTTTTCTTCTCTTATGCCATCATCGATAAGAACATTTGCAGAAGCTTTTGCGATATCTTGATCTGCTTTTCTGTATGAATCTTTAACTTTGCCTCCTCTAACCATTTTTAAGAATGTATTCACTCGAGCCATAGCCCATTGACCTCTACTTTTGCCTGGTCTATGGCTAGAAGAAAATGCTCCTGCGCCTCTGCGATAAACTTTCTTTAATTGAGAAAGGGTAACCTTTTTGCTGTATTTAGAATTATGTTCTTTTACCTTAGATTTTAGGGACTCTAGAACTTTTTCTGAAAAGGTAATTTTTCCGCCTTTTCCTCCTGCGCTCCCTGGCTTATTTTTATCTGAGCCTTTGCGTTTTTCTGATTTTTTTGCGGGTGTTTGCGCTGAACTCTTTGGTCCAGGACGTTTAGCTGAGTGAGATTCATTTTCCATAGTTATTTATTACACAATAAATTGTAATCATTATCGTACATTTTTTGAACTAATTTTTTAAAATTTGTTTTTCTTTTCCAACCCAATTCTTTTTCAGCTAAAGATGGATCTCCGCATAGTTTATGAACTTCTGCTGGTCGATAAAATTTTCGATTAACTTCAAATAGTATTTCTTTGTTTTCTGTAAAATATTTTTCTTCTTCGTTCTTGCCTGATTTGATGTATTTAATACCGGAATAATTTAATGCTTCTTCGAGAAATTCTCTTACACTATGCATTTCGCCGCTTCCGAGTACATAATTTTTTGGACGATCTTGATTAAGCATTAACCAAACGCCGTCCATAAAATCCTCTGCGTCACTCCAGTCCCTTTTAGCTTCAATATTTCCTAAAGTAAGAGGTGTTATTTTTTGATTATTTTCTATTTGAGTTTTTATTTTTGCGATGCCATGAGTAATTTTTCTTGTGACGAAATCTAAGCCTCGCCTTTTTCCTTCGTGATTAAATAACCATCCTTGTATCGCATATAAGCCGTAAGACTCTCTGTAAACCCTTACGATATGCCTTGCGGCGCATTTTGCTGCTCCATAAGGAGATTGAGGAAGCAATGGATGGGATTCGTTTTGAGGAGAGAAAACAACGTCACCAAATTCTTCACTGCTTCCAGCATTGTAAAATCTACAGTGAGGAGAAAACCTTCTAATTGATTCTAAAATATGTAGCACTGCATTAGAATCTGTTTCCCACGTTTGTATTGGATAATTCCAACTCCCAGCTACAAAAGATTGTGCAGCAAAATTTATGAAAAAATCTGGCTGTAAATCAATCACTATATCGCGAATACTATGTGCGTCGTTTAAATCCATATCAATTAGCTCAAATCGCGATTCATTTTCTAGATGTAAAATATTTTCATGGTTTTTCACGCTTAAGCGTCGCGCTGTACCGTATATTTTATAATTTGTATTTTTTAAAAGATAGTCAATCATGTGACTACCATCTTGACCTGTTACTCCTGTTACTATAATTTTTTTCATTTTAACATTAAAATTGAATTAATTGTATTTTCCGTCATCGGTGTCGGTAGAGAATTTTCTTCTATATTATAATATCCCCATTCATCATGTTCAAAAAAATCTTTTGCATTTTCATTTGGAAAAATTAAGTCTCCTAATTCAGAATGAAAAACTGCAAATTTATCCGTTCCACCCATATCATAAGATGATAAAAACTTTGTGTTTTCTTTATCAAGGGTAATAAGGGTTTCTTCATAAACTTCTCTAATTGCAGCTAGTTTTGGGTCTTCGTTTGATTCTATCATTCCGCAAGGCATTGACCAGTGCTCTGCGAAGTTATGACAAATATGGCTGCGCCGACCCAAAAGCACTAAATTATTAAAAGTTAGCAATACTCCTGCTGCTTTATACATCTAAGAAATCATCTAGTTTTTCTTTTTTTTGCCAATGAGGACACCCATCGTAATTCATTTTTACTATTTTATCTCCATCTTCCGGCTCAAGCTCGTGTTTGCAATCAATGAATGCACTTTTCTTAATTTTACCTTCGGAATCTTTTAATACATAATATTCCATAGGTTTGCGGTATGGACAAATAAAGGCTTTTATTGGTTCTCCATTTTTATCCAAAACGGGTTGACCTCTTGACATTTTATAACCATCTTTTCCGCAGGCTAAAGGCCCTCCAAAAGTTCCATCTCTTGGAAAATCTTGCTTAGCTGCAAGGTTGCTAATTGCAGCGGACTCATCAAAATTATCTAAATATTCTTGAAATTGCGTTAATTGATACTCAAAACCTTCGAGTTCTTCGGGAGTAATTTTGTCCATGCGTAAATAACCTTTTCCATAATTACCTAAAAGATCTTTATCTAGGTCAAATCTCAAAAATAAAAACTCGCTCTGAGGGTCTGTTTCTGGCATAAGGTGTTTTACCGCTAAGCAATATATTAAGTTCTGTAAATTATCTGTTACCTCTTTACCTTTAAAAACTGACTTGCTACTTTTAAAATCTCGAATAATGACCGAATTGTCTTTATATACAAAAAGTTTATCTATATATCCACGAATTGCATACCTAATACCTTGCTCTTCTTTATGTATCTCTAAATCAAAAAATTGTTCTGACTCTGCTTTTACAGGCTTTTCTTTGCTATCTCCAAAAAAATCACATCGTAAGCCGTTAACTATCATTTCATCTATCAATTCAAGATTCTCTGCATCGTTTACAGAAAGCTCTTCGGCTTCTTTTTTAACTTGTGTCGCTACAACTTCTGTATTCCAGATAGTTCCCTCTTTTACTATTTTATTAAATTCTCTTTTATGTTTATCGCCTAATAGTTCAAATACATTATGACAAATAGTTCCCCGACTTGACCCATCATTTCCGGAATCTGGAAGCTTGAGCTTGTAATTGCACCAATAAGTCCAACTGCAGGTTTGCGCAGTTTTTATTCTGCTTGCGGATAATTTAGTTAACTCACTCATTGGCTATAATTTTTTTATTTTTTAATAAAGTTTTAGGCAATGATTTATGTATTTGATTTATCTTTTCTATAATGAAAGATCTTTGTTTTTCTGGTTTAGTAGATTGTAACTTTTCGCTCCATAATTTAAAGTCTGATTGAGACATTTCTCCGAAGTCTTTTTTATTTGGTAGACATATTGAAATTTGATTTGGGTCATAATAATTAAGAAGTTTTAAATAATTTTTAATACTTGCATTTAATCCGCGATTCTCTGATGAATGTTGATCGTTGTTTAAGGATATAATTATATTGGAAACATTAAGAGCTAATGTAGAGCATATGAGTTTTGAAGATATATCTAGTCCGAAAGTGACTAAAACATTTTTATATCCATTTTCATTTAAATTAAGCATATCTCCAATACTCTCCACAAAAATTACCGATTGAGAATCATTGATGCTTTGCCGAACTTCTTCGCTTGCGTACAATGGATATATCCAACCTTTCTTTTTGCCTATATGTTTCCATTTTGGGCGCCCTTCAAGGTTAGACATGTCTCTGCCAGAGAAACCATGTATTTGATTATGCTCATTGTAAATTGGGAAAACAAATCTTTTATTTAATTTACCGCTAGTTGCGAATCCGCCTTTTAATGATTTTAATACTTCTGTAGAAATACCTTTATCATTATAGAATTTATAATGTGGTAATAATTTTTTAAGACAATCCTCTGGGTATATTTCTTCCATTTCTAATTTCTCCGAAAAAGTTAATCTATTATAGTTTGCACCAATATCTTCCTCATCAACATATTGTTTTATTTGTTTTGGGTCGTTAGTGCCTAATGTTATTTCTACGAGGCGTTTAAATGGAGAGAAAGCGCTGTTTTGAACATGATCTTTCCATACTCCTGTATTTTTGTATATTTGTATTGCAGTTTTATTATCTCCATTCCTAAAAACTGCGTTAGTTTGCCAATAAGCTCCTCTATCTGAAAGTTTATAACCTAAACTTAGTAAAGACTCCTTGAGTTTTTCTTGAGATATCATTAGATGTTTGGAAGTTCTTCTAAGAACCCTTCTACTGCCTCAACTCCTTCAGAATCCATATGGTCGACTAAGTCTTGTAGATCGCCCCGTTCTTCTAGGGCAAAATTTTCCATATGTAAGTTGATGTAGTTTTTTCTTTTGCTTCCGTCTGGCATTTCCACGGGCTGCAATGCTCTATGCACATCTTTACCTAGCCACCTGTATTTCAAGCAAATTAACTTATGAGTACCGAAACCTTCGGGTTCGGATTGAATTTCATCCATTGTTTTTTGCCTTAATAGAAACAGGTGAGAACAGAATTGTGTGATTTGATCCGATAAAGAAACTATGCTTTCGTCATCAACCACGTTTTCGGCGCTGCGATTATTTGTAATGCCAAGCCTGTTGCTTTGAACACTCGTTAACATCGCAACTGTCGGGGCATCATTAAAGCATAATTCTTTTTGAATTAACTGTTTGAACTTATCAACCATCCTACCAACGGTCTCCCATGAACTTGCGCCATTTTGTCTTTCGTATGTAGTTTTAATATAATCAAAGCTGAAGATCATTTTATTTCCACGACCTATCTCTGAGTAATAGAATCTGCGAATAATATTTAACATACTATCGATACTATGACCTGCGACATTATAATAATAAAATTTTAAGTTTTTTATCTTATTCCAAGTTTGCCTGACTTTATTGACAACCTCTTCTCCTGCCTGCCTCCATCTCCCTGTCTCAAGTAAATGCATTGGAACTCCAGAAATTGCTGAGCATTGACGAATTATTAATTCCTCCTTACTCATTTCTCCATTATCGAAATGAAGAACTGGTGTATTGTTGTTTATAGCCGAAACCTTCGTGCAGAAATCCATACAGAATTGAGTTTTACCTACTCCAGCTCTAGCGACAACAACAGTTATGTTTCCTGGCCTGAGCAATGAGCCATATAATTCATTAACTCTTTGATGTGGCCCCATTAGCCCAAATTCATCAATAGGATTATTACCCCTGTCTTCAATAAAGTTTTCCATTTCTTCAAAAAGATTTTCAGGTTTAATTGAACCGATTTCATAAAGGTTAACTTTGTCATTATATATTTTATCTGCTTCACTAACTATATCGTCAAATGATGCACTGCTCGATAGTGATTTCATATTTTTAGCCACCTCTAAAGAAGAGTCGTGTATTTCTCTCCTAACTGTAATTTTCTTTAATTCTTGAGCAGCTTTAATTACCCCATCTTTCGATATTTGGCGCATAGATAATGCTTTTATGTAATCCGAAATATTGATATTATCCTCGAAAGATATATTTAAAGATTTAACTCTTTGCGTTAAGATGACTTCGTCTAAGGCTTCTCCTTTCTCCAAGCTTTGCCTTAGGATACAGAATATTGTCTTATTTACTATAGTATTTTTATTAAAAAAATCCTTATCATCTATAAAAGATGCTATTAAAGGATAGCTTTCTGGAAACTTAATTAGTCCCGCTATTAAATGTTGCTCTAGTTCATATGAATATACCATGTTTGTATGGTATCATATGTATAGAATATAGTCAAGTAATTTCTTCGTCGCCAAAATCATTTAGAGAATCTAAATGCATTTCTTGGGTGGCGACTTGTTCTAGGTATTGTTCTAGGGCTTGCCTTAATCCCATTTCTATTATTGGAGAATTAGCTTTTGTTATAATTGATGGAAGTCCGTCTTGATTCACGAATGCTAATATAAATCCACTATCTCCTCCTGTGGAACCCGTAAATTCAAATAGTTGGCTAATAATATTTTCAGGCAAATTGAATCTTTCCAGATTTTCTGGGTCGATGTTATCTTCGTTCATAAATTATATTACACACATTAAAGATTAACTCCAAAGTTTTCGAATAGTTTTTCATTTAATTTATCTTCTTCGTATATTTCAATTAACTGAATGTCGTTTAATTCGCAAAATTTAAGTTTATCTTGATCTCTTTTTAATTGATTGATGTAATTAATCTTATTCTTCCCATGAAAGAAGGGAACATATTTTGTATGCTGTTTTCCTTGCACCTCAACTGCGACCCTTTTATTTGCATTATAAAAATCTAAGGAGAGTTTTGTGCCTGCAACCGGAAATTCTTCAAATACAATATGATTGCTCCAATATTCTTTTAGAAACTGCTTGGTCTTGTATTGTATTTTACTTCGACTTGGGCCATCCCAGTTAATTAAATAATTCTTAGCTTTTTTAACAGTTCTGGTTGCTCCAAATAAAGTCTTAAAGCGCATTAGTCAAATTTTTGAAATCTTGATACAGGAAATCTGAAAGCTTTTCGTTTTCTTCTAGATAATCAATTAATCTCTGTTCTCCTTGGAATTTTTCATTTATTTCTAGCTTTTTATCAGAAAGCTCTTTAATTAAATCTTCCGAAACAGATATCCATGCACCTTTCTTTTCTATTAAATTAAAAAGGTATAACATGTCAAGAATTTCTCTAGCTCTCCATACTGACTTTCCGTCTTTTTGCCCGTATTTAATTGGATACCTTACTGAAGATCCAGTTTTTTCATTTACACTTTTCCTGAATTTAATCTTACAGTAATGCCCTATAGGCTCACCTTTATCATCTAATTTTGTTGCGGTTGGGTTTTTGAAAATTAAATCAGAAGTATAGCGCTCTTCAAATTCAAGAATAAAGTTAGCATAATGCTTGATTGCATTACCTCCTGCTTGCTTAACTTTTGGACCTCCTCTAGATGCGTAGGGGTTGGTTGCGACTTCAACTCTAACTTGGCTAGTTAAAATCATTGTATGGCCCATTTTTGTTATAGGTAAAACCATTTTCTTTAAAAATACAGAAGTTATTAATGCTCCTCCTGCAACTTGTTCCGATTCTGCGAAAGGCTTGTCAATATCATTTACTCTGCATAATGCATCGACACTATCGATTATGAACATATACTTTTTATTGTGTTCATTGTGAAAAACTAATTCTCTTATTAATTCAAAGACTTTTTCAAACACGTTGCAATCAAAAACGAAAAATTTTTCAGGGTTAGTGTCTATACCTGATCTTTCAATCATTTCGGGACTAAATCTACC